AAGCCGGAGGCCTCACCGCCTCCGGCTTTTTCATGCCCTTTTGACATCCCCCGCCCTGCGTGGATGACTACGCTTTAGCCCTGGCACATTACCGACTGACCTTCCCGACGCTCGCCTCCCTCGGCACGGCCTCCGCCACCTGGCGCACCGAATACGACCGCGTCTCCAGCATCGGCCTCTCCTCCACCACCGTCATCGGCTCCAGCTCTGAAGGCGCAACCGCCAGCGCCATCCGCAACTTCTCCCAGCGCGTCCTCATGACCGCCCTCCACGCCGTTCGCGCCGAACTTGATAGCGGCTACATGGTCACCATCAACGCCGCCCCGCCCACCTTCGGCCAGCGCCACGGCTCGCGCATCGCCCTCACTTTATGATTACCATGAACAAAACTTGGGAAGCCGCCGAGCGCTACGGCTTCCGAGGTTATTTCTATTTCCCTACCCTCGACGCCCAACTCCAACTCCCCGAGTACTCGCGGCAGGCCATTAGCGAAAAGATCAACTGGCTCTACAACAACGTCGGCTTCATCCGCGCCGTCGTCGACGGCCTCAGCCTCGACGAAGTCAGCACCGGCATCTGGCCCAAAGCCGCCACCAGCTCCCGCGACTTTAACCGCGCCGCCACCGACCGCTATCACGAAACGTGGAAGGACGCACGGTTCTTCGACACCCGCAAAGTCGAAAACGTCTACTCCGCCCAACTCCTCATCCGCCGGCACATCCGCCTTCATGGCGAACTCTTCGCCCAGCTCGTCCGCCCCGACGAAAACAACGCCAGCGCACGGCTTCACTTCATCCCCGCCTATCAAGTCGCCAACCTCCAGGAAGAGGCCGCCGATTCCAAATATCTCGACGGCATCCAACTGGACGAAATGGGCGCCGCGAAAAACTACCGCGTCATCACCGACAAAACCGCCCAGACCTACAAGCGCGTCCCCGCCGAAGACATGCTCCACTTCCACGACGCCTTCTGGTGTGGCCAGACCCGCGGCACATCCGCCCTCGCCGCCATGGCGCGCAAACTCTTCACCCTCGACGACATCGAGCGCATGACCGCCAACGGCATTCAGCTTCGCAGCATGGTCGCCTATGCCATCGAGCGCACCACCGACGACACCGGCGGCCCCACGCTCCTGCCCAATGTCATCGACACCGAAGTCGTCGACAACGAAGACGGCACCCAAACCAAGGTCCAAAAGATCACCTCCGAAGACGGCCTCGACACCACTGTCCTCGAACCGCCCGCTGGCCGATCCATCAAAGTCGTCGAATCAAACGCCGCCAACGAACCCTTCAAGTTCAAAGAAGACGTCCTCCGCGATCTCGCCCACTGCACCGGCTACCCACCCGAATATGTGTTCAGCCTCGCTGGCATGGCCCAAGGCACCCTCGTCCGCCTGACCATGCAACGCGTCAAGACGCTCAAAGACTACGTCCGCCAAAATCAGATCATCCCGCAATTCCTCGATCACGCCTACCGCTTCCGCACCTGGCAAGACATCAACACCGGCTACTATGACCGCGTCGGCGTCACCGTCCCCGAAGACTGGTACAAGGTAAAATTCATCTGTCCCGCTGACACCACCGTCGACATCGGCCGCGAAGGCGCCCTCTACGACGAGCGCGTCAGCACTGGCAAGATGTCCGTCGAAACCTACTTCGGCCTCGCCGGCGAAGATCGCGCCGACGTCGACGCCGAGAACCTCCGCGTCCGCGAAGAGCGCGACGACGCCCTCGATGCCCTCAACCGCCGGCGCGCCCTTAAAGGCCAAGTCCTCCTCGCCTTCGAAGACATCTGGCCCGCCAACACCCAAGCCGCTGCCAACGCCGCCGCGCAGCCAGTCGTCGAACTGCCGATCCCGCTGGCATGATCGTCCCGCAATACATCGCCGACGCCGCCGCCAAGGGCCTCCAATACCGCCGCGACGGCCGCGGTGGTTCCGGTCTCGCCGATTCCACCATCACCGCCGCCCGGCGCATGGCATCCGGCACCGTCAGCGATCAAAAAATCATCCTCGCCAACGCCTGGGCCGCCCGCCACGCCGTCGACCTCGACGCCCCAAAAAACTCTCGCCGCTCCGACCCCGGCTTCCCCGGTCCCGGCGCTGTCGCCCATTATCTCTGGGGAATCGACCCTATAAACCCCGCACCCGCCCGCGCCTGGTTCGCCAGGCAGACCGAAAAACTTCAGCAACCCACCGCACAAATGCCCACTCCTTCCTGGTTTAAAATCTCCAACGCCGGCACCTCCGCCGAAATCTCCATTTACGAAGAAATCGGCATGGGCGGCGTCACCCCCGCATCCTTCATTTCTCAGCTCACCGCCCTCGGAAAAATCCCCATCACCGTCCGCATCAACTCCCTCGGCGGATCGGTTTTCGATGGCCTCGCCATCTACAATCTCCTCCGCGATCACGTCGGCGGCGTCACCATCAAGATCGACGGCGTCGCCGCCTCCATGGCCTCCGTCGTCGCCATGGCCGGCACCCGCGTCATCATGTCGGAATCCGCCCTGATGATGATTCACAACCCGAACAGCGAAGTCGCTGGTGAAGCCTCCGACCTCCGCAATATGGCGCAAGTCCTCGACCAAGTTAAAAACTCCCTCGTCGCCGCCTACCATCGCAAGACGAAAATGGCACCCAACAAAATCGCCATGATGATGGACGCCGAAACATGGATGTCGGCCACCGAAGCCCTCGCCCTCGGCTTCATCGACGCCGTCGAAAAATCCGCCGTCGTCGTCGCCAAATTTGACATCTCCCGCATGCCAACCCTTCCCGCGAAATTTCAAAACCTTATGTCTGAACCTACCAATATTCCCGAAACTCCCACCGCAGAAATGCACGAAACCGTCGAATCTCTCACCGTCCAAGTCGGCGAAATGATGACTCAGATTCACGCCCTCATGATCGAGCGCGACGGCCTCGTCGCCCAGCTCGCCCTCGCCCAGTCCACGGCACCCGTCACTCCCGAAGATCCCGAGGAGGCCGCCGCCGCTCTCGCCACTGCTAAGGAGGAACGCGATCAACTCGCAGCGCAATTCGCGGCCCTGAACGACTCCGCGACCGCCGCGGCCATCGCCTACACCGCTGCCAATAAACAGCTCGAAACCATGACCGCCCAGCTCGCCACGGCCAACGCCGCGACCGTCAGCGCCAAAGCCAACGCCGTCCGCCTCGAAGCCCTCGCTGGCCTCCGTGGCGTCACCGCCTCGAGCGCCGCCGCGCCTGCCACCCAGGCACCAGCCGCCGCCAATCCACAAACATTTATCGACACCCTCAACGGCCTTAGCGGATCCGCTCGCACCGAGTATTTCCGCGCAAATTCCGCGGCCATCCGCTCCGCAAATCGCTCCATCAAACTCACCTAATTTGACAACCCGCAAAAACAAACTCTCCAACTCATAAAAAACTCACATGGCAACATATACCAACCTCGACAATGAAATCTTCGCAAACTCTGCTTTGCAGGCGTTCGTCAAGACCCTCGCGCCTCTAGCGGCGTTCTCGCGCAACTTCTCCGCCGCTCCTGTTCAAAAAGGCAACACCGTCCTCGTCCCGCTCATCGCAGCGCTAACCGCCACCACCTTCGGCGGATCCTACGCCGTCTGCGGTGGAACAAAAACCGTCGTCACCGTTTCGATCAACCGCCACAAGGTAGTCGCCATCGGTCAGGACGATCTCACCGCCGCCGGCAGCTCCGAAGCCAACCTCGTTGACTTCGCCTTCCAGCAAGGCCGGGCGCTCGCCCTCGCGGTCATGCTCGATGTCTTCACCCTCTGCACCACCGCAAACTTTGGCGCCGTGACCGCCGTGGCCTCTACCGCCATGACCGTCACTCAGCTCCGTTCCGCTCGGCTCCTGCTCAACCAAGACAACGTCAGCACGGAACCCCGCTCGCTGATCCTCGACTGCGTCCCTTACGACTCCCTCTTGAGCATCACCAACTTCGTCCAAGCGCAAATGTTCGCCGACAACAAAGTCCTCCAAGACGGCGCCATCTTCAAGGCCCTCGGCTTCAACATGTACGAAGTCAACAGCCTCTTCGGCAGCGTCAACAGCGTCATGGGCTTCGCCGTCCATCCTTCGGCCATCGCCATCGCCATGCGCTACCTCCAGCCTCAGCCAGGCAACAACTACAGCGACGCCCGCGCCGTGGTCGATCCCGAAACCGGCATTACCTTCGGCCTCCGCGATCACTACGACAACAACACCGGCAACCGCTACCTGAACATGGAAGCCAACTACGGCTTCGCCGTCGGCCTCACTACCGCGGGCCGCCTCATCAAACAATCTGACTAAGATTTTTACGGAAGCGGCTGGCGTAGCGAGACGCCAGCCGTTCCCCACATCCCTTTTGGCGTTGTCTATCTGACGCCGAACAACTGGCCCGGCAAAACTCGCTTTTTGCCGGGCCTTTCATTGCCCAAAACCACCACCCAAAAAAATGACTCCACCAAAAATCTCCCTCTGCATCATCACCGGCAACTGCATCGAGTATATCGACCGCTGCCTGTCATCCTTCGGTCCGTATGTCGACGAAATAATCGTCGTCCGCGCTATCGGCAACCAGCCGCCCGACGAAACCCTCGACATCGCCCGCGAAAAATTCCACGCCATCACCGGCGAATACTTCAACGCCCCAGGCCATGAAGACTGGCCCCACGTCGACAACTTCGCCGCCGCCCGCAACCTCAGCTTCTCCCTAGCCACGGGCGAATACATCCTTTGGGCCGACACCGACGACATCCTCGAATCCGGTGGCGAACTCATTCGCGAACTCGCCAACCGTGGCGGCTACGCTGCTTATCTCTTCCCCTATCGCATCATGGGCCTCGGCGTCCGCGTCCCTCGCGAACGCCTCCTCGCCCGCGATTCTGGCGTCTGGCAATACCCCGTCCACGAATGCTTCACCTTCAAAGTTGAACCCGTCCAAGCCGTCGAAGACCAGCGCATCGTCATTACCCACATGCCCCATTTCAGGAAATTCGGCAGCAACGAACGCAACCTCCGCATCCTTGAAAGCATTCCCGTCGAAGAAATGAACTGCGGCCAGCTCTACCATCTCCAGGGCGAACTCGCCGCCGTCGGCCGCCTCGATGATTCCGTCGCCATCGCCCAAAAAGCCCTCGCCCACAAAGAACTCGGCGTCCCCGAAGAATACGAACTTTGGCTAAACCTCGTCAAGATGTCTAAAGACCCCGCCGAAAAAGAAACCCTCCTCCTCCAAGCCATGAAAACCGACCCCTCGCGCCGCGAAGCCTTTGGCGTCATGGCTGGCCATTGTCTCGACCACGGCCTCGCCCCGCACGGCCTCGCCTGGTCTCGGATGATGATGGCCCTGCCCCGTAGCGAAGCGCCCGACTGGAACGAACGCGGCGCTTTCTACGGCTACCTCGCCGAAGACATCCTTTGCCAAGCCCTTCGATGCAACCGCCAATCCACCGAGGCCGAAGCCATCCGAAAAACCAGCCTCAACGCCGCCGGCGGCGCCACCATCACCCTCATCCACGCCACCCGCGGCCGCCCGCTCAAAGCCTGCCACACCCGCAAAGCCTGGTTGGATCTCGCCGACGCCCCCGACCGCATCGAACACGTCTTCGTCTTCGACTCCGACGACACCGAAAGCCACGCCCTCCGGCGCATGCATCACATCGAAATCACCACCCTCGATCTCGGCTGCGTCAACGCCTGGAACACCGGCGCATTCTACGCTAATTCTCAAGTCCTCATCCAAGTAAGCGACGATTTCCTTCCGCCGCCCCGCTGGGACACTGAAATCCTTGCCCGCCTCGGCGACGTCCACAAACCCGCCGTCCTCGCCGTCTCCGACGGCAGCCGCACCGACGATCTCCTCTGCATCGCCATCATGACGCGAGAATATTGGCTCCAAGACATGTTCATGTTCCACCCCAGCTTCACCGGCGTCTACTCCGACAATTTCCTCACCGACACCGCCACCCAGCGCAAACAGATCATCCCCGCAAAAGACCTCATCTTCACCCACTACCACCCCGCATTCGGCCTCGCCGCACCCGACGAAACCTATCGCCGCCAAAACTCCCCCGAACAATACGCCAAAGGCCTCGCCATCTACAAGCGCCTGACTACCGGCCCCGTCGGCGACTGGTCTACCATCCCCGGCTTCATGGATTATTGGCAGTTCTACCGGGCCGTCGCCGCCAATCTCCGCGACGGCGACACCGCCGTCGAAATCGGCTCCTGGCTCGGCCGCTCCTGCGTCTACCTCGCCCAAGAACTCCAGCGCCTCGGCAAACATGTCGACATCATCGCCATCGAAAATTTCCTCGGCGAGGAAAACCAAATCATCCACGAAGCCACCGTGGCCGCGCACGGCGGCAGCCTCCTCGGCGCCTTCCAAAATAACATCGACCGCTGCGGCGTCTCCGACCTCATCACCACCATCGTCGGCGACTCCGCTGATTCTGCGTCCGCGATCCCCGACGCCAGCGTGCATTTCGCCTGGATCGATGCCGCCCACGATTACGACAGCGTCATCCGCGACATTCGCGCCTGGCTGCCTAAAATGGCACCCGGCTCCATGCTCGCCGGCCACGATGCCGCCTGGCACGAAGTCAAACGCGCCGTCACCGAACTCCTCCCGAGCGCCAAATTCAACGCCTCCATCTGGTGCTACATGGTCCCCGCATTATGATCACCGCCGAACCCATCCTCCTCTCCATCCTCACCGCCAGCATCCCCGAGCGCAGCGGCCAACGCGCCATCCTCAGCGAAAGAATCGCCGAGCAAATTGGTGACCTGCCCGTCGAACATTTATGCTTCATCGACAACCGGCGGCGCTCGATCGGCGCAAAACGCGACGCCCTCCTCCGCATCGCCCGCGGCACCTTCATCGCCTACGTCGACGATGACGACACCGTCTCACCCGATTATGTGGCGTCCCTGGTCGAAGCCATCAAGATCGCCATCACCCCGCCAGCGTCGCCAACCGACCAAGTCGACGTCATCACCTTTGCCCAGTTCGCCCGCGTCGATGAGGCCCACGCCAAAATCGTCTTCGGCCTCCGTCAGCAAAACCAACCGTTCGTACACGACACCGCAGTCCTGCGCGCCGCCTGGCATGTCTGCGCCTGGCGTCGTTCCGTCGCCATCCTCTCCCACTTTCCCGAATCAAACTACGGCGAAGCCTGGGCCTTCGCCGAACCTCTGAACCGCATCGCCCGATCCTCGATCCACCTCGACCAAGTCCTGCATTACTACCGCTTCAACTCCGCCACCACCGCGGCCCCATATCCTGATTTATGACCATCAACTTCCAGAAAATCCAAATCTATTCCGAAGAGGGAGACAACTGTTTTCCAAACGCCCTGACCATTGAACTCGATGGCAGCCAAATCAACTGCCCGGTGACTTTTTGGCATGGTAAAACTCCCGTTTTCTCCTTAGGCTCTGAAGAAATTCCCGCCTTCTGTAAGGCACTCGGCCAAATCGAAAGCAACAACTGAACAAGCTCACCTATGACTGCCCCTTTACATACTCTCGAATCACCTGAACCGCTCGCGGGGCAGTCATTAGGTGCAGCGCCTTGTTCTGGCTTCCGGTCGTATTACGAGGACGCCAGCGTGACCATCTATCACGGCGACTGCGTGGAAATCATGCGAGCGATGAAGGGCGTGGAACTCGACGCAATCATCACCGACCCGCCCTACTGCTCTGGCGGGTCGCTGGAGGCGCAAAAGAACACAGGCGGACAAGGCCACCGATCGGAACGCCTCGACAGTGGCGAGGTCGAATGGTTCAGCGCGGACAACATGACCACGGGCGGGCTGGTGTGGCTCATCCGCTCGGTGCTGGTGGAATCGCGGCGGCTGCTCAAACCAAACCGCTCCGCCTTCGTGTTCTCGGACTGGCGCATGATTCCGTTTCTTGCGCCCGCGCTGGAATCCAGCGGCCTACGATATCGCAACATGATTGTGTGGGACAAGGGCAGCGCGGGACTCGGAATGGGCTTCAAGCCCGCTCACGAAATCATCCTCGAATACACCAACGGCGCGACGGAATACGCGGCCAAGACCGGCCAGAACGTCATCCGCTCGAAGCGTGTCCACACCAGCGAACGCGACCACGCCTGCCAGAAACCCGTCGAAGTAATCGCCAAGCTGCTCGAAGTGGCGACGGTGGACGGCGGGACAATCCTCGACCCGTTCATGGGCAGCGGCACGATGCTGCTGGCCGCGAAGCAACTCGGTCGGAAGGCCATCGGAATCGAACTCAACGAAGCCCACTGCGAATCTGCCGCCAAGCGGTGTCAGCAGGAGATGGCGCTAGGAAGCCAGAACAGAACGATTAGTCTTTGCTCGCCGATCTTTGACACCACCCCCAACGCATGACCCGACGCCCGGCAAACTGTCAGCTCTCCGCGACTCCTGCACCGCGCCCTGGCTGCATCTGCCGCGCCTGCTCAGTCACCCGGCACGGCGTCACCGCAGCCGCTGACGACTTCGCCGTCTCCGCATATGCTCACCTCACCGACCACGTCCGCGAACGCGCCCGCGTCCGCGCCGCCAAGCTCCCGAAAAAATGAGTGAAGCCGCCGACCTCCTCACCGCCTCGCGCACCTTCTACGCCGAGCAATTCACCGCCACCGTCACCATCGACGGCACCAGCTACGCCGCAGGCACCTCCGGCAAGCGCTCCGGTTCCACCCTCGGCCCAGGCGGCTTCGCCAAAACAAAAATCATCTCCTTCTGGCTCTCCGCGGCCGCCTTCACCGCTGCCAACAAATCCGCCCCCGCCGAAGATGACACCGTCACCGTCACCGCTCCCGCTGGCTTCACCGGCACCTACATCGTCGACACCGTCGCCACCGACTCCGGTGGCGGCACCTACATCCTCCGTTGCATCGAGGCCCCGCAATAAATGGCAAACACGAACGCCCGCAAAATCGAACTCGCCGTCCAAACGGTCCTCTCCGCCGCCCTCGGCGGCGGCTACTCCGTCCGCTGCACGAATACCGACGCCAACGGCACCACCAATCTCCCCCTGCCCGCCGTCGTCATCACCGCCACCGAAACGGGCGTCTGCCGCGAAGTCCTCTATAACGGCACCTACGCCATCGATGGCACCCTCGCCCTCGAATACCGCGTGAATGGCATCACCGCCGCCAGCTCCGCCGCCCTCGAGACGCTCGCCACGGCCGGCGGCGCCGCCTTCGAGGGCATCACATCGAACGCCTCCTTCTCCTTCCTCCAAATCATCGATTCTTCCGACGAATACGCCTTCGACGCCTCCGTCCGCACCCTCACCCGTACCTACACGCTCAAGGTTTTGACAACCTGACGTTCACAGCAACTCAACTTTTTAACTTTCTACACTATGGCAGCCGGAACACTCATCAACCTCACCAACTTCATCACTGGTATCGCTCTTAACGAAACCGGCATCAACATCTCCGATCTCAAAATCTCGGTCGAACCCGAATTCATTACCCCCGTCATGGACAACTTCGGCCACATGAAAGGCAAAGTCGTCGGCCAGCCAAAATCGACGATCTCGATCACCGGCGAAGTCTCAGGCTCGACAGGCATCATGGCAGCCACCGCGATCGCGTTTACAACGATCACCAATAGTCGCGCTTATTTCAGCGCCCCGACGACGGGCGCGCTCTTCATCAAAGGCGACGTCACCCTTTCCCGCGACGCCGGCGCTCTCGCCGTCATGACTGCGGAATTCGAGACCTACACCGGCATATCTTCAGTTTAGTGGTCAAATTGGGGTCATTATTGGCTGGCGGGCGCCTCATATCGCTCGCCAGTCAATGACCACCGCCTGACCACCATGGGACCGGACACCCATAAACCGCCAACCCTACTCCATGTCTCAGCCCTTCTTCCAAACTCGCGATCTTCCTCTCGCGATCATGCTCGCCACCTGCGGCGTGCCCTTCCCCACCGACGAAGCTGGCAACACCCTCGCCGTCTTCCACACCTACGACGCCGAAACCCTCCGCGCCGCTGGTCTGCCCGCCGGCATGGGCCTCTGGGACGCCGGCACCCTCGCCTGGCAGCGCAAAGTCCGCGGCAAAGTCACCTATAACTTCGTCCAAAACGACCTCCTCCGCGAACTCCTCGCCGTCTGGGCGGATCACGGCCGCGCCATGGCCACCAGCGACGCCGCCGGCACCTCCAGCGATGACATCGGCATCGATGTCGCCCCCACCGTCCTTGCAAAAGCATTCGCCCAATACGCGAAAAATCAAAAGATGCTCGCCGGGGCTTGGCGCAAAACGACTCCCATCGTGCAAACCTCCACGGCCGACAAACCGAGCGCCACCGACGCCGACGGCCGCAAGACCGGCACCCGGACCGCCCGCGCCATCTCACTCGGCGCATCCGCCGAACTCCGCCGCATGATCGGCATCTGACCTTATGACCACCACCAACACCGCAGAACTTGAAGACTACGACCCCGAAAACCCCGAAGGCGCTCCCGTCGCCCCCATGGTCGACGCCTTCACCGCCGCCGCCGACATCCCCACCCTTTTCGGCGCTCCGCTCAAGCCCTACACCCGCCGACGCTACGCCGCCGCTCAATCCATGGGCCTGCTCTGGCCCTACATCGGCGAAGAAGGCCTCCGCCAATACGAACTCATCCGCCAATACCCAGGAATGATCAAGGACGCCGCCATCGTCTGCTGGATCTGCACCATCCCCCACGCCAGCCAGGCCACCGCCGACGACGTCCGCCGCGCCACCTTCACGGTCGAACGCGCTGCCCTCAATCCCCTGGCCGCTTTTGAGCGCTGTTTTAGCTGGGCGGAAGAAAACGGCCTCCTCGATCCGGAAGATCCCCGCTACGCGGCCGCCCACGTCGCCTTCGGCAAGATCGTCGCGCCGGTCGAACAATCAAAATTTGAAGTCTCCCTCGACAAAACGGGAGGCCAAGGCACGGAAACCACCGACCCAAAGCCTTCGCCATCAACGCAGAAGCCGAATATTTAATGATGGTCGCCAGCATCACCCACCAAAGCGCCGCCGAAATCACCACCGGCATGCCCTACGCCCACGGCCTCCATTTCTGCGCCCTTTGGTGGATGGAATTCGACGCTCGGCGGCGCATGTCCAGCCTCGGCGAATGTCCTGGCATCGTCCTCCGCGTCGCTGGCTCCAGCACCTCCTCGGTCCCAACCATTTAATCACCTATGGCTGACTTCGACATGACCGCCCTCAACGCCGCGATGAAGACCTATGGCGAAGTCGCCAAAAAATCGACCGCCGCCGTCATTAAACAGACCGCCAAGTCGTTCACCAAATACATCATTAGCTCTACCCCGCCCAACTCCAAGAAATCCCAGGGCAAAAAGGCCAAAAAGAGCGCCGAAGCGGCCATCATGAAAGATCTCCTCCAAATCTTCAAACCACTAAAGCCCAAACAAATCGCCGAAGTCGAATCTCTCCAGGGAAAAAGCTCTAGTCAATCATTCGGCCACAAAGGCGCCGCCGCCCTCGGCAACATCGAAATCCGCATCCTCAGCGTCGACGAAATGGACGCCTGGCACCACGACCGCCGCGGAAAAAACGGCCGCGTCTTCAGCGTCAACCGCGACGCCACCACCGGCCTCCGCGTTCGTGATCTCGTCGCCCTCGACATCGGCCTCTGCACCGAGGCCGACTTCACCACCTACCTGAAATCGCGCTACGCCCTCGTCGGCATCCTCGCGGCCGGCTGGAACGCCTCCGCCGAAGCCCTTAAAGTCGCCCGCCCCGCTTGGGTAAAGCGCCACGGCTCCCGCCGTGGCTCCTACACCCTCGCCGCCAGCGCCAACGACACCACCATCACGCTCGGCAACGCCGTCGGCTTCGTCGATAACATCCGCGCCTACGATCGCCGCATGGCCTTCGCCCTCAAAGCCTCCACCGGCAACCTCGAACGCCAAACCGCCGCCATCCTTGCCAAAGCCGCCCGGCTGGCAAATTTGACGCCAGCCTAAAGAAGACCATGCCCAGCGCCAAAGCCACCGCCATTTTCACCGGCAACGACTCCAAGCTCCAAGCCACGATCAAAAATATCGGCAAGTCGCTCGGCGGCATGCAAAAAAAATTCCGCGAAGGCGCCGGAAACCTCTCCAGTGGAGCGCTGGACATCGCCGGCAAAGGCCTCGCTGGCCTCGCCGCCTCCGGCCTCGTTGCCGCCGGCGCCATCGGCTACGGCGTCAAGAACGTCCTAGACCTCGGCGGCAGTCTTAGCGACATGTCCGCCAAAACCGGCATCGCCATCGATTCCCTGATGATCTTAAACCAGGCCGGAAAAGACGCCGGCATCGAGAACCTCACCGGCGCTGTCTCCAAAATGCAAAAGGTCCTCATCGCCGTCGCCGAAGGCGGCGCTGGCCCCGCCGCCGACGCCCTCACCCAGCTTGGCCTCTCCGCGAAGACTCTCGCCAGGATGCCCGCCAACGAAGCCCTCGACAAAATCGGCGCCGCCATTCGCAAAATCGACGACCCCGCCAAAAAAGCCGCGACCTCGATGGCGATCTTCGGCAAATCCGGCGCGGAACTCCTCCCCCTCTTCGCCGACGCCGGCGCACT